CGCTACATCGTCCGTGATCCAGAGGTGAAGCGCCAGATCCTTGCCCTTCGCTCGGATGCCGCCGTTTCTGCGGACATGGCGGCGAGTTTGACGGCTGCGAACGCCCAATCGTTGAAGGCATCGCTTGGCCGGGACCCGACGCCTGGCGATCTCTACACCGCGCATGTCCTCGGCGCTGGCGGCGCGGCGACGATGATCAAAGCGGATCGAGGCGCAAGGGCGGCCGATATCGATCCTGCGGCCGCGGCCTCGAACCATTCGCTGTTCTATACGAAGGATGGGCGGCCAAAGACCGTAGGCGAGCTGCTCGACAATCTCGGCCGCGCCCCGGAAGCCCCGGATCAATCGCTGGGCAACGTGACGAAGGGCGTGCAGCAGTTCTATGTGGCCCAGGAGCGCAAGGTCTGGCCGCAGATGAAATCCATGCTCGAGCGCGGCGAACTGACAGACCCTTCCGAGTTTGAAGCCGTCCGCTACGCCGCGTCGATCAGCGGCGATACCGCATGGGCGACGGAAGTCGAGACCTTCGCCAAGGCGCAAGGATATGGCCGCTTGCTCAAGGATGCCCCGGAAGGCACGGGGCAGGCGGTGCTCGACCGGATGCGAGCGCGCATGGAGGCGGAAGGTGCGACCGTATCGAACCGCCAGGTGTACGAGCTCGTGCAGAAGCAATTCGAGCGGCAGCAGCGCCTTGCGCGTGAGGATCCTATCGGGCTGGCGATCGAGACGACGCCGGGCATTAAACCGCCCGCCCCGCTCGACTTCACCAACCCGCGGGCCGCACAGCAGGGCCTCGCCGATCGCGTGACGTTGGCCCGTCGCACCGCAGTGTCCAAAGACACGCCGATCGGCTCGCCACTGCGCCCGGCCGATCGCGCCTCGACGGCGGCCGCCATCACCTATGGGCCTGTCGACCAGGCGACCGCTGCCTTCGACATGCTCGCGTCGGCGCCGGACGATGCGTTGCTGCCGACGCTGACGGGCAAGGAAATCAAGGAAGCCGTCGCCGGAGCCGTGCGCTCGACGAGCCCGGATCGCTACAACGCGGCCATGACGTTCCTTGACCGTATCTGGCAGCGCGCGCCGGAGAGCGTTGATAATCTGTTCGGCACCGATGCCGTTCACGAACTGGCGGCGTGGCAAACGAAGCTTCGATACATGACGCCGGACGATATCGCCAAGTCACGATCGGCCGCGGCGCTCGATCCGCAGGTTCGCGAGCGGCTGAGGGCGGCGCGGAACGAAGGGCTCGAAATAGCACGCAAGCTCAAGCCGGATGAGGTTGTTGCCAAGTTCGATCAGAGCTGGTGGGTGACGCCGGGCGTGGTTGCGCGCAACATCACCGGCACGCAGCCGGCCATGCCGACCGATCCCGTGGCGCGCGCGACGCTGATGGGCGATTGGTCCGAGAACGTCGCGCGCGTCTATGCCGAGACGCTGGACAAAGACAAAGCGATCGAGAAGGGGACCGAAATCACGCGCACGAAGTGGGCGGCATCTGGGGTCAATGGCGGCAAGTTGATGCTTTACCCGCCTGAGAAATTCTATCCCAATATCGGCGGATCGTGGGCGTGGATGCAGCGGCAGCTCGAGGCGGACATTGCCAAGACCTTGGGACCTCGGGTCCCTTCGATGGCCTTCGCAAGTGGCCTTGTGCCCGGATCGCTGCCGCGGGCGAGCTATGATTGGGAGCTGGTCGCCGATCGGCAGACCGAAGATGAGGCTCAGAAGGGGCGGCCGCCGTCTTACCTCGTTCGTATCACCGATCACACCAAGGGCGGGGTCATGTCCATTCTGCCTCAACGATACAAATGGAACAGCGATGCCGGCCCCGGCAACCCGACCGATGCCTTTGAGCGCCAACGCCAGCGCGTGCTGACCCGGCAGCAGCTTGACGAGACTTTTGGCGATGAGGGGCGCGCGCCCTTCGGTGCTGGATTGAGGTACTGATGCCGTTCATCGACGCAAATCCCGACACGTCACGCGTTCCAAATGGCGTCGCGCCAGACGTGCCGCAGGCCGGCACCGCGCTGGAGACGCTCGGTGCCGCTTTTCGACAGGACAACGAAGTGGTGTCGCTCGCGCGGCGCATGTGGGACGGCGCGTTTCCGCCGGTGCCGGACTACAACCCACTGCCCGATATCAAGGGCACGCCGTATTTCGATCAGCATGCGGATGCTTTCGCGGGTTCGCGCTCGCCTACTGAGACCGAGCACATCAAGCGACGGATCGACGAAGAGGAGGCCGATCGCAAGGTTCTTGATGCGGCGGGCCTTGGCGGCATGGCAGCGCAATTGCTCGCCGGCATCGCAAATCCTTCGACCTGGTTGGTGCCTGTCGGCGGAGAGATGGCCGTGGCGGCCCGGGGTGCGCGGCTTGCCCAGGCTGGACGAATGGCGGCCGGCTTTGGCGCCGGCGCGGCCGTGTCGGAGGGCATCCTTCAACAGACGCAGGAAACCCGCACCGCCGGCGAGAGCCTGACCAACATTGCGACCGCGACGCTTCTCGGTGCGCTGCTTGGACCGCTGACGGTGGCGCGGATGTCGCCGGTCGAGCGGGTTGCGGCCGAGAACGCGCTGCACGCCGATCGGCTGGCGATGGCGCGGCATGCCGGTAACAAGGAGGCGGAGGATGTGCTGAACGCCGCCAATACCCGGCCCGCTGGTGAGAGTGGCATTGTGCCGGGCGGTGAAGCGCCGCTCGCCCCCGAAGGCGGACTGGCGGGCGATACCCTGGGCGCGTCAGTAGGTGCCGCAGCGACCGATACCCGTACCGCCGCGCCCGTACGCACCATCCTCGGCGGCCTGCTCGACCGCTTCGATCCGATGTCGCGACTGATGGGCTCGCGCAGCGAGGCGGCCCGGCGTGCGGCGGTCGATCTGGCGGAAACGCCGCTGCTTACCGAGCAAAATCTTCGCGGCATCCCAACGACCGCGGGCCCTGCGCTCGATCGCAGCGCCAAGCTCCTGCGTGAACAGGCGAACATCGCGGCCCATGACGAGGTGCAGCGGCTTTTCTCGGAATATCGCTTCGGCGATCCTGAGACTACGTTCCCGCGCCTGCGGGCGCAAATGGAAAGTTTCGGCGGGCGCTCCAGCGGCTACATGACCTTCGAGCAATTCGACGCCGAAATTGCCAAGGCAATGCGCCGGAACGATCAGCACGACATTCCGCAGGTTCAGCAGGCGGCGCAGTTCCTGCGAAAGCACTACGACGAATGGAAGGAGCGGGCGATCAACGCCGGCTTCTTCCCGGAAGATGTCAAACCCGTTGGCGCCGACAGCTATCTCAACCGCATCTATAACCGGGAGGCGATCGGCGCGCGGCGTGGCGAATTCGTCGACAAGGTGACGGAGTACTTCAAGCGCGATCAGGATGAAAAGCGTATCGCCCAGGACCGGCTCTCCGGTCTGAACGACCAGCTCAAGACGTGGAGCGACAAGGCAGCCCGCTGGCAAGGAAAGCTCGAACGGCTGGCCAGCGCGCAGGAGCGGATCGCGGCGCGGCTCAACGAACGGTCGATGGAGGTCCGCCGCACCGGCAAGCGGGTTGGCGCGCTCAAGGAACGCGAAACCGATATCGCCGATGAGCTGACGGAGGTCGAGTCCTTCATTCGAGACGCCCGCGCAGATCTCAAAGACCCGGCATTGCAGGCGCGCGTCGATCAGCTCGAGCAGGAAGTCTCGGATCTTCGTCGCCTCGATCGCCGGGTGACGGAGGCCGATCTGCGCCGGATCGAGGACGAGGAAATTCGCGGCATCCTCTCCGGCCCGATGCGGACTGCGGCCGAGATTGTCGCGGGCCGCCGCAATCCGCCCAAGGCGCCGTCTTTCATCAACTATATCGTCGCCAATGGCGGCGTCTCTGATCGCGATGTCGCCCATGTCATCGGCGGCGCCAAGGCCCGCCCCGGTCTCGTCAATAAACAAGGCCGCTCGCTGGACGAGTGGGGCGAGAAGCTGGCGAACGAATACTCCGGTTTCTTTCCGAACGGGCGACCCACACCGGATCAGGTCCTGACCTTCATCGACGATGCCATGCGCGGCCAGCCTCCGGGGTGGTGGGTCGAGAGCATGTCGAAGGCGGACCGGGAATTGATCGACGCCGGCAAGCTGGCCTCCGCGCTGGATGAGCTGTTCAACCGTGCCGGCGTCGACGTGAAGAACGTGCGCGACGTGGGCAAGCTTCTGCGCGACGGTCGCATGGGAGATGTGACCCTTCAGGACCTCGACAAGATCGCGGCCGATATGGAAGCGGCGGGCCAGATCATCCCGGCATCCATGCGCCGCGCCGATGTCGAGGAGCAACTGGGTGCGGGCCGAGCCGAAATCCAGAAGATCAGATCGGCGCTGAGCGATGCCATCACAGCCCGCGCGGCGGCGGAGCGGCGCTATGGCAAGGCGACGGCTGTCACGGACGAGGCGGCGCGCGGCGAACGAGCCAATCGCGGCCGCCTTGGTGTGCTGCAAGACCGTCTCGATCGAGCCGAGCTGCGGCAGGAACTCATCGTGGATGCGATTGATCTCGCCAAGCGCCAGCGCGACGCGGTGCGGGCAGAGATTGAGCAGGTGATCGGAGCCTGGGAGGGGCGGTCGGCTTCCGATGCAAAGAACGCGCTCAAGGCGCGGGAGAAGTATGCCGCGGAGAGTGGGCGCGATGCGGCCTCGCCGCGCCTCGAAAGCGCCGATGCTGCGGTTGATCGCGTCGTGCGGCGTATTCTTGGGAGTGATCGCAACATATCCGATATCGAGCTGCGCGCGCGGGCGGAGGAAACGACGGATCGCATTCTGGGTTCGCCCGATGGGCGCCTTGCCTACGACGAATATCGCGGCGGGCCGCAAACGCCGGGCCGCACCGGAGAACCGGCCGCGCGCGGGCCGCTCGCTGCCCGCCGGTTTGCGATCCCCGATGCCGAGATTGAAGACTTCCTCGAGCCAAGCGCGCTCAAGTCACACCGCGACTATCTTCGAACCATCGTTCCCGATGTGCTGTTGACCGAGCGTTTCGGCGACACCGGCATGACGGAGGCCTTCCGCAAGATCAACGAGGACTATGCGCGGCTAAGCGCGGAGGCCAAGACGGAGAAGGCCCGCACGTCGATCGAGAACGAGCGTCGGAAGGCGATCGACGATCTGTCGGCGGTGCGCGATCGTATTCGGGGGGTGTACGGCTTTTCTCCTGACCTGCCGGTGCGGAATGCGGCACGGGTCGCCAACGCGGTGAAGAGCTACAACGTGATCTCGCTTATGGGCATGTCGGCGGTGTCGTCGCTGCCCGACATGGCGGGACAGGTGTTCCGGCACGGTCTCTCGGCTTCGTTCAACGATGCGTGGTCGCCGTTTGTGAGCTATCTGATGGGCGGAAGCGATGCCTGGAAGCAGGCGGCGAAGCAGTACCGCGCCATGGGCATCGCGACCGAGATGTTCTCGTCGACGCGCCTGCACGCGATGTCCGATATCACGGAGCTGTATCGGCCCGGCAGTCGCGTCGAGCGCGCGCTGTCGTGGGGCGCCGACAAGTTCCAGATGGTCAACATGCTGGCGCCCTGGACCGACTGGGCCAAGACCAACGCCTCGCTGGTGGCCGGCGCGGAGATCCTGCGGGCGACCAAAGCGGTGGCGGAGGGCAAGGTTACGCCTCGGCAGATGCGCCAGCTGGCCGAGTCCAATATCGACGCTGCGACGGCAACGCGTATCTGGGAGCAGTTCCAGCGCGGCGGCGAGGTGCGCGACGGCGTGCATCTGCCGAACACAGCCGATTGGACGGACAAGAGCGCGCGCATGGCGTTCGAGGGCGCCGTGGCGCGGGAGGCGGATATCTCGGTGGTGACGCCGGGGCAGGAAAAGCCGCTGTGGCTTTCGACGCCGGTTATCTCGCTGTTCGGGCAGTTCAAGAGCTTCACGGCGGCGGCGACGCAGCGCGTGCTCTTGGCCAACCTGCAGCGTGCGGACGCCCAGGCGTTGCAGGGTCTCATCTTCTCGATGGGCCTTGGCATGATCGCCTATCGCCTCAACAACCTCGCCGCCGGCAAGCCCGTAAGCGACAAGCCGCAGGACTGGATCAAGGAAGCGATCGACCGCGGCGGCATCACTGGCTGGATCGGCGAGGGCAACAACCTTGCTTCCAAGATGACGCGCGGCGGCGTGGATATGTATCGCCTCATCGGCGCGGACAAGCCGTTGTCGCGAATGGCGAGCCGCTCGATCCTGGATCAACTCGTCGGCCCGACCGCGGGCAAGATCGAGGCGATCACGCGGACCGCCGGCGCGGCTGCGAGCGGCGACTGGAACGCTGGCGACACGGCAGCGATCCGACGCCTGACCGCGATGCAGAACGTCTTTTACCTGCGCCGTCTGTTTGACGAGATGGAAGGCGGGGCCAATCGGCGCCTTGGCCTGGAGGGTCGCTAGGCCGCCGTGCGTTGCCGGTAGTCGGCTCGCGCAGCGATTGTGCCGGGCATGGGTAAGCCGGGCATTAAACTCATCGACGACTGGAAAGCGATAGCCAAGCGCGCGTGGAGCGTGCGGCTGATGCTCGTGGCGGCCGTCCTGTCCGGCGGCGCGGTGGCGGTCCCATTCGTCGCGCCCGTGGTGCCGACCGAGTATCTCGTGGCCTACGCCGCCGTCGTCTTCCTCGTCGTCACCGGCGCCATCATCGCGCGCTTCGTCGCCCAGAAAAACCTGGGGGTGGACATTGACGCGGGCTAAGCGGTTATCAGCCGGCGCGCTCGGTGTCTGCCTTATCTTTGTCGGCGGCTTCGAGGGGCTGCGACAGACGGCGTACCGCGACGTCGTTGGGATCCCGACGATCTGCTACGGCGAGACGAAAAACGTCCGCATGGGTCAGACCGCGACCCGCGCCGAGTGCGACAGCATGCTGGTCCATTCCCTGGTCGAGCACGAAGACGGCATGTTGAAGTGCCTGCGTGTCGCGCTCCCGGAGAAGACCCAGCAGGCTTTCCTGTCCTTCACCTACAACGTCGGCGCCGGCGCGTTCTGCGGCTCCACGTTGCTCCGCAAAGCCAATGCGGGGGACATCCGCGGCGCCTGCGACGAGCTTCTGCGCTGGGATAAAGCCGGTGGGGTCGTGTTCCCCGGCCTGACGCGCCGCCGCCTCGCCGAACGCTCCATGTGCTTGCAGGGGCTCAACTGATGCTCGCCGTGATCCGCGCGCTCCCGGTGGTCTGGCAGGTCGGCATTGGTGCCGCCATCCTCGCCGCCGCTGCCGCCGGCTACGTCTACTGGCACCACCACGTTTACCAATCCGGCTATGACGCCGCCATGCTCGACGTCGCCGCCAACAACAAGGAGGCGATCGATGCACGCAACAAGGCGGTTCGCCGCGTGTGGGATTGTCGCGCTGCTGACCGGGTGTGGGACACCACAGCCGGCGTCTGTCGTTAGCGGAGCCTGCGAACTCGCGCACGCGCCAGAGCATCAGATCCTCGGCAAGACGCCGCACGATCAAGCCTGGATTGACGACACGACGGAGGGCCTTGTGGCCGGCTGCTCGCAGCCGCGGCCGAAGGCGCGACCCGTCGAATGGGATGCCCCGGCGCCGAAAGATGCCAACGGCAACGCCGCAAAGAAGCCGCGCACGATCCGGGACCTCATCAGCCGGTATGTACGTTAGGAGCGCATGACAGTGTCCGCCGCGCTCGACAAATACGGAAGGATGATCCAGCTCACGGTCAGCACCGTGAACATGCTGGTGTTGCTCGGCGGCCTGCTTTGGGCCATGGCGATCTGGTACGGTGACAGCAATGCCGGCCGAAGGGACGCCGACAAGATGATCACGGCCCAGGCTTCGGAAATCACCAAGCTCCAGGCGCGTATTGCCCTCCTCGAGGCCACCGATCAGACGACGATCGGTATGGTGCGCGACGGTCAGGACAAGACCAGCAATCGTTTGACCGCGCTGGAGACGCAGAACACGTTCATCCTGAAAGGCCTCGACGAACTCAAGTCGGCGCTGGCGGGGATGAAGCGGACTCTTTAATCTACGGCTTGATCTACAGCCTAGGGTTTTGCTTTAAAAGCCTCAGGGACCAGGTCCTGAAAATGGGCGTCGCAGGGGTCATGCATCTTGCCGACCCGCTCGCACCCAGCAGCCGTGGCGATCTTGGTGCGCAGGTCCGGCAATACGGTTTCGGCACCGTACTCCCGAATGAGCCGATCACGGCTCAGCTGACCGTTGCGGTGACATTTTCGGCGCGCGATGCGGACCAGCCGGTGCGGATAGTCGCCAATCGTGGGTGCTGTGTACTTCGGCATTCGGGGTGAACGGGCAGCGAACAAAGTTCAAGGAAAGTTCAAGGTTATCGGTGCGTGTTCGTGCGCTGTTCTGCCAAATGGTGCCGGGTTGTCCGGATGGGCGCAGCGAAAAACCCTGATTTTGTTGGCTTAAATGGTGGGCGGTATAGGGATTGAACCTATGACCCCACCCGTGTGAAGGGTGTGCTCTCCCGCTGAGCTAACCGCCCGGCCATTCAGCCGGGCGATATAAGGAAGGCGGTGGCGGGGTGTCAAGCGAAGCGGAGCAATCCCGCCGAAAAGCCGCTGAAATCACGGGGCAAATCGGCCCCGCGCCGGCCGTCAGTTGGGCACCTTCTGCTCGTCGGCGGCAAGGCGCGAGGCCTGGGTCTGCAGCGCCCGGATGCGGTCGGCAAGGTGGCCGCCAGCCTCCGGCGTGGTCAGGGCGCCAGGTGCGCCTGGCGAGGCGACGGCCTGGTCGCGGGCGGTCTCGGCGGCGAGAATGGCGTCGATCGGCGAGTTCGGGCCTTCCAGCGCCGAGGCGAGGCGCGCGATTTCGGCGGCGACGTCGTTGATGCGCTCGCGCATCAGCGAGTTCTCGATGCGCTCGGCGTTCCAGTTCTCTTCGGTCTCGCGCTTGAGCGCGCTCATTTCGCGCAGCGCGCGGTCGCGCTCGTCGCGGGTCTTTTCGAGCTCGGCGAGCAACTGGCCGTTCTCGGTGCGCAGTTGCTGCGTGGCGGCGCTGGCGCGGGCGTCGAGTTCGGCGACGGCGGCGCGCAGGTCGCTTTCGGTCTTGCGCGCGGTTT